TCCAAATGATATGATCATGGCAGGGTACAGTAAACGAGAAATTAAAAAGATTATCGATGAGCATACTTGTAGCGGACTGGTCGCCAAGCATCGATTGAACGAGTGGAGTAGACTATGAGAGTTCTAGACAGAGGAAGTGTTACACTTATTGATCACATGGGAAGTGACCTAACTGTGTGTAATGCTGCAAGAGTTTCTTTTAACAGTGAAAGTGAATGGTGCGAAGATCAAGAAGCAGTTACTCGTCTCGCTGAAACGGGATCAAAGTTCCACAAAGAAGATGTGCAATGTTTGTGTCCGAAAGATAAAAAACTTATTAAATATCTTGCAAAGCACCAACACTGGACCCCCTTCGCACACCCGCAGATCACACTGAGGATCAAAGCACCTATTTCTATTCGTACACAATTCTTCAAGCACAAGCAAGGATTTGTAGAAAATGAAATCTCCAGAAGATATGTTTCATTTGAACCAGAGTTCTATGAACCGAAGTGGAGAGGGAAACCAACAAATGGTGCAAAACAAGGAAGTGAGGACTTTATTTTTGTTGACAACGACACTGAGATGGGTTATACTAATGCTCTTCGATTGTGCTTGTACAACTACAATGAGTTACTCCGCAACGGTGTAGCACCAGAACAAGCAAGATTCGTTCTCCCCCAAGGAATGTACACGGAGTGGTACTGGACGGGATCTCTTGCTGCGTATGCAAGATTCTATAAGCAAAGGATTGACGAACACGCACAATGGGAAATTAGAGAATATGCCGAGGCAATCGGAAGGATTATCTCACCTCTCTTCGACTTCTCATGGAAAGAATTGACTACATAAAGTATCCCCAAAGGAAATTTGTTATGAAAAAACTACCAACACTATATCAAGACTTTATCCATTTGTCCCGCTACTCACGCTGGTTACCAGAAGAGAATCGTCGAGAGACATGGGAAGAAACCGTAAGTAGATACTTTGACTTCTTCGAGGACCATCTATCCACGAAGCATGACTACAAAGTTTCTACTAAACAAAGAAAAGAATTAGAAGAAGCAGTTCTCAACCTAGAGATCATGCCATCCATGAGAGCATTGATGACCGCAGGAGAAGCACTGAAACGTGATAATGTTGCAGGATATAACTGTTCATACGTTGCCGTCAATAGACTTCGTGCTTTTGATGAAATTCTATACGTTCTCATGTGTGGAACCGGTGTCGGTTTTTCAGTAGAACGTGCAGAAGTTGATCAACTCCCCATGATCGCAGAAGAGTTCCATGAAACAGACACCACAATCGTCGTTGCTGACTCCAAGGTCGGTTGGTCTAAATCGTATAAAGAATTGGTATCTCTTCTTGTGAACGGTCAAATTCCTAAGTGGGATGTATCTAAAGTTCGTGCTGCCGGAGCAAGACTAAAGACCTTTGGTGGTCGTGCTTCTGGACCCGCACCACTACTCGATCTTTTCGACTTCACAGTAAATACTTTTAAGAAAGCAGCGGGACGGCGACTCACGACCATCGAATGTCATGATATTGTTTGCAAGATTGCAGAAATCGTCGTCGTTGGCGGAGTCCGCCGTTCTGCTCTTATCTCACTCTCGTCTCTCATGGATGATCGTATGCGTGATGCTAAGAGTGGTCAGTGGTGGATGACCGAAGCACAACGTGCGTTGGCAAACAACTCTGCTGTATACAATGGTGGTCCTACTGAGATTGGTACGTTCATGAAAGAGTGGATGTCTCTTTACGAATCAAAGAGTGGTGAACGTGGTATCTTTAATCGTTCAAGTGCAAAGAACCAATGCAAGAAAGTTGCAGAAGACCGAGGAGATGGACATGTCCATCGAGATCCAGATCATAGATTCGGAACCAACCCTTGCTCAGAAATCATTCTTCGAGATGCAGAGTTTTGTAATCTAACAGAAATTGTGGTTCGGGAAGATGATACCGTAGAATCTCTAAAGAGAAAGATTAGACTTGCAACCATTCTTGGTACATGGCAGTCTACACTCACAGACTTCCGCTATCTTTCTTCTGTATGGAAAAAGAACTGCGAAGAAGAAAGACTTCTTGGAGTATCGTTGACTGGTATCATGGACTGTGAAACTACCCGTTGTACTGATAAAATAGAATTTAGACTAAACGACATGCGCCGAGTAGGTGTAGAGACTAATCAAGAATTCGCCAAGAAGATTGGCATTCCACAGTCTGCTGCTACAACTTGTGTAAAACCTTCTGGTACTGTTTCACAACTTGTTGATGCCGCATCTGGTATTCATGCTCGACACAATAATCATTATATCCGCACAGTTCGTGCAGACAATAAGGATCCCCTTTGTTCCTTTATGAAGGATAAGGGATTCCCCCACGAAGCGGATGTAATGAAACCTGATAATGTAACTGTATTTTCATTCCCAACCAAGTCTCCTGCTGGGTGTGTCACTAGAAGTGACATGACTGCAATCGAGCAACTTGAGTTGTGGTTGATTTATCAGCGACATTGGTGCGAACACAAACCATCTGTCACCATCTCAGTTAAAGAACATGAGTGGATGGAAGTTGGTGCGTGGGTTTGGAAGCACCTTGATGAAATTTCTGGTATCTCGTTCCTTCCGTTTTCTGATCATGTCTATAAGCAGGCACCGTATCAGGACATCGATGAAGAGACATATATAAGAGAACTAGAAAAATTACCCCAGAGCGTAAACTGGGAAGAGTTAGCAAACTATGAGAAGGAAGACAATACTTCGGGATCCCAGACATACGCATGTAGTGGCGATTCGTGTGAAGTAGTAGATCTTACCTGACCCATCTTAAGGAGAATAAAGATGAATAAAATTAGTGCTATCCTATTACCATTTGTTTTCGGCGGAGTTGCCGTTGCAAGTGAACCAACACCAGAAGCGTATGAACTTATTTTCAACAACGTCCAAGAGGACGCTGCGACACATAGTTCGCTTCGTGGACCTAGACCAATGGCAATCACTGTCGATGGTCTACTCCAAACTGGTTGGTCATACAGCAATGGTGGCAACACCGATGCTGTTTACGGATTTGATGTATATCGTGCAAGACTAGGACTCAAGGGTCGTCTTGGCGAGGATGTATCATTCCGTCTTAATGGCGAGTGGACTCCCGGAAGTGACTTTGATCTTCTAGAGGCATTCGTTGATTACCGTGGTTTTGATTTCGCTGATGTTCGTGTTGGTCAGTTTGTCTCAAATTTCTATAGTGGATTTGTTGCAAACCCTGCCGACCTTACTACGCAGACCTATAGTATCACTGCTCAAACTTTTGGGCAAGGATATGGTCAGGGTATCGAACTTTCTCGTTCGTTCGGAGAGGTCGAATTCAGTGCGTTTTATAACAACGGTTTTGATAACCTAACTGGTGTTTCCAACGGCGACTATGCCGCAGGTTTCCACGCAGGTTTTGATGTATGTGAAGGATTCTCTCTCGGTGGTGGTTATGCCTACATCGAAGGTCCATCTCAATACATGACTTATACTCTTGATACTACTCTATCGCTCGATGAGTTTTCACTCAACGCAGCATGGATCTCGGATGATAGAATGGATGGTTGGGAAAACTACTCGCTAGTTACAACTGCTTCATTCGATCTAAGTGATCAATCACAGGTGTTTGGTCAGTATGAGTATGGAAACCTCGGAGGTTTCGCTGGTGGTAAACTCAATGTGGGAACCATCGGTCTTAATTATGATTTGACCAGCGGTGTCAAGTGGACCAACTCGGTTGGTTACGCTTTCGATGACATTGCTGCTGGTTTCGATACCGCTGACACTGGTTGGAATGCCGGTGCAGGTCAAGGTGAATATGTGGTGCGTAGTTTCATCACAATTAGTTTCTGAACATAAAGGAGAAATATTATGTCTACTAAGAAAATGTGTGTAAATCCGTGTCCCGTGACCGGTGATTGCGATAAAGATGTTGTTACCCGAACTCTGGGTAAGGTCGGCGTATGCCGCAGCATGTTGATTACTCTTGCCCTCCTCCCATTCTCATGGTCAGGTGTGGTCTGGGTTGCCGAGGCAGTTAAGTCCCTTTGGGATGCTGCAACCTCAGCAGTCGGTTCCTGATAACCAAAAATTAAATACGAAACGCAATCACCCCGGTCAAGGAAGACCGGGGTTTTTGCATAAATACTTACATGGCAATAGCAGGTATTGATTATTCATTGTGTGGACCTTGTATCTGTATCTTCGATGGAACAGTCAAGGAGACTTTTGGTATACACAGATGTTCTTTTTACTATCTTACAAATGTAAAGAAACATGCAAAAGTATATGAAGGTATAATTTACGGAGAGATGTTTGATGACTACAACCACGAGTGTCAAAGATATGAAACTATATCTGACTGGGCAGTTGACAAAGTTTTAGGTTGTGATCAGGTCGGACTCGAAGGGTATGCATATGGTGCATCCGGTCGCTCGATCTTCCAGATCGCAGAGAACTGTGGATTGTTAAAATATAAATTGTATCAGGCAGGAAAACCAATTTCGGTCCTGACCCCAACGACTGTGAAGAAACACGGCACAGGCAAGGGTAATGCGTCTAAGGACTTGATGGTGAAGTGCTTTGACAAAGAGACTGGCATGAATTTAAAACATACCATTACTCCTGATAGACAAAAAATCGGCAACCCCGTTTCCGACATTGCCGACTCTTATTATATTTGTTCTTTATTGCATAAAAATCTTAGAGAGATTTCGGACGAACTCGCCTGAACTCTCTCCAGACGAAGTATCCTGCGATGCTGCATAGACTCAACCATAACATTAAATTCGTTGGGTCAAATATCGATAATTCCAAAAAGGTTTCATAACCGAGTTTATCTCCTGCTCCCAGTGGGACATCTACTGGGGTCGCCGCTTCTTCAAGAGATGTGCGTGGTGTCTTAATAAAACTTTCATTTGCCTTACAACTTGCAAGCAAAGGTAACATAATTAAAAACTTTTTCATCTAGTCTTTCCTACTGCTGATCCAAAGTAAAATCCAACAATGGTAACGAGAATCTGTCTATTCTCTGTGGTGAAAAGATATCCATCAACAGGAACAAATGTAGTGTCCTCGTATGTACCAAACAATCCAAAGAAATCTAAGAAGTGTGGTTTGTTCTCTACCAATTCAACTACGGTAGGAACCGAGAAAAACGGAAGAATAAATGGTGCAATGATTGTTCCGAATAGAATACAAAGAACAATGAATCGACGGACCACTTTACCGGCATCGCTACCGACTCGCTGTATCGCTTGATTATGTGATTCGTTGTTTGCCTTGTTTGCTTGGAGTAATCTATTAAATCGCTCTTGTTCATTCTGTCTCTTTTCTGCAAGAGATTTAAATATAAATCCAGTGACACTGCCACCGACTAAAGATAGAAATTCTGTTGTTAATAATCCTTCGATCATGACTTGTTGTGTCTCAGTCTACCGTCGTTTTGTCTACGACGAAGAAAGACAACTTCTCCCGTTTCTTCGTTTCTAATAACAACTGGTTTAGATGGGTTTTTTAAAGAATACTTTTTAATTTCCAGTCCCAGTTCCGAATCCTCATCGATATACTTATTCCATCTAGCACCACGAATCTTTCCTGCTTTAAGAGTCTCAAACTCCTCAGCAGAAACGCTAAATGATCTACCCTCATAATTGTCTAGTTCTTTTTTCTTTTTCTTTTTGGGAAGTGGTTTGTCAATACCAGCAACCTTATCAAACGAACCGTTTGTATCAACTCCACCCTGTGCGATAGAAGCACCTCCAGCATTTGCTGGTGCTTCCTCTGTGAAGTATAATTCTAGTACCCCAGATCGTTCTTGTGTGTTTTGTTTAAATTCTTCAAACGATTTCATTATAGTCTCCTGAGTATCTGTATAACCTTTGTGTCCATTGGGACTCGTACATATGCTTCATCTTCCGGAAAATAATTTAGATAAACCAAAAATGTTTTAAGCAGTGGTTTAAATTTATCTTCCATACGATAGAAAAGCATCTTGGTCGCTGCTTCCATCTCAAAGACATTATAAAAGATGATGATATGATTTAATATTAATCGTTCTTTAAGTTCTCCGGTTGAGAAGTATCTACCAAACAGACGCTTGATATATTTGATTCGGTTTATATCCTCTTCAAATTCTTCTCTTCCTGAACAAGAAGGATTTTTATAATTTTCCATTGCATATTCTATGAATGCATCATCATCAAAATCATAATAAATATCGTCTATCACATCAGTGTTCTTCCCATTTTGCTGCTGCTCGTTGTTGGTGAACTCGCTTCCCAACTTCCTTTTCAAATGCTTTTTGCACTGATGTTTCTTGTGGTTCGCCTTTGGACCCAGCAGAAAAATGCTTTTGCATAATCTTGGTAATATCACCTTGAACTGTTGGTCCTTCAATCTTGGCAATTTCCGATGCAGCAGCATCGACATGTGTTGTCATTGATTCGGGAACGGTGGGTTCCCCAGCACCGATAACTTGACTAACTGCGTCAATAACTCCCTTGAGGTTATTGGTTGTGGAATTGTCAAATGGATTTGGATCTGTCATTTTTTATCTCCTGTACTAAAGTATTTATGTGCAATTTCATTCAATTCACCCGGAGTCATTTTTTTATAACGCCGTACAATTTCATCAGTTCCCTGTTCGGGAGGAGAATCAAAATCAATATTTTCCTCGGTGGCATCACGTTTTGCCATCTTGGTTGCGGTGCCGTACATCACCGACTTGTAATCTGAACCGTAGCGTTTCTTAAAATCTTTCGCCCGCTTCTTCATTCCTTTTACATATTTCTCTTTTTTATCCTTCTCACCCTTAGTGAGAGTTCTCTCTTCGAGTTCCTGCATGTAAACTTCGTTGGTGTGAACCACTACGTTGTTTTCTTTCATAAACTCGTTACCGAGGAGGGAAGGATACACATTTGAACTACGATCAGATAAAGAGAACTTTACATTTTCAAAAATCTTTCGACCAATCTGCATGTTCATCTCAACCACATATCGTTCTTCAAATTTACCACCACCCATGTTTATCTCTACAGTGTCAACCACTGGAAGTTTAAACTTGGTGCTGTCAAAAACAAACCGGACTGTTCCTTTGTTTTCTTTTATTTCTCTTGCATCAATAACGGAGTATGACGAGTTACCAGAGTCAACTCTAGTTTTAATTGTTCGTCCACCAATCTTAACATTCTCAACACGACCGACAGTGAATGCCTCCGCTGGTTTGGTGATGAGTAGCGATCTCTCTACAATCTCTCTGACAAGTTCGTCGCCATCGACAACTCCCTCTTCCTGATCCTCGTCGATATACTTTGTGTAATCTTGGGCACCAGATCCGGGAGATGCGTTCACTTCAATCGCATATAATTTTCCGTCTTTACTGATTGCATGATCCACACCAGCAAGAATAGCACCAGACGCTTTTGCAACTTTCTTTACAAATTTCTTTTCAGATTCAGAGAGCGAATATGGTTCGCTGTCTGCACCCAACGCCTTGTTGGTTCGGAAGTCTTTCTCTGCCTTGAGTCGTTTCATGGATGCGACGATCTTGCCATCCATTACGATGCTTCGCACATCGCCATCGATTTCAATCATTTCCTGTACAAGAATATCCTCGCCACTTTTACGCAAAGATTGTACGACTGACTTGAAGGATTCTTGTGAGTCAACCTTTGCAACACCAATTCCCTCTGCACCATGAAGTGACTTCACGATGACTGGGAACTTTCCTCCGACCTTCTTGTGCGCCCGATCAATCGATGACTCGTTTGTGATCAACGCGGTTCGTGGGGTGTTGATATTTTCTCTTTCAAACAAAACGTGGGTGGCATACTTGTTACCAACCAAGTCGAAAACTTGCTTTGAATTTATAACCAAAGTATCGCTACTGTCCAGACCCTCAACCAATGCTCGACCACCTGCGGTCTTCATGGAGGATCCCCGGACAAAGGCAATTGTTTCTTTGACATTAATTTTAATGTCTTCGCCCTTCTTGTCAATGTTTTCAATTGTTAAATTGTCGCCGTCCACATCTCCGATATACGCTGTGTCTGCACGGACAACTGTGGGTTTGTGACCCAAGTCTTCTACTGCATTGATAAGTTTAGATGTAGTGTCTCCTTTATCAGAAGCACTAACGATGAGGAATCTCTTGAGGTTATCCTTCTTTGGTTCCTCGGTTTCTTCGTTTAGACCCATTTCTTTCTTAAGGGTATCGAAGAGTTCTTTTGCAACTCTTTTACCAACACCCTTGGGAATTCCTTTCATAAAGGAATCGAAGTCGTCGTCAGTAACGGCGGCACGCATCTTCGATGCACTCATTCCACTGACATCGGTTGCGTCGGGATCACGCTCACCGGCACTAACGACTTGAAACTTTTTAAGTCCCATTTCATCGACATATGGAGCGATGGTCTTCTTGAACTCATCGACCCGATCACCACCGACAACTAAGGTGATGTCTGTGTAATTTTTCTTTACAAGACTTTCAATTGCTTTGAAAACAGTCTTTGCATTTTTGTCGTTGACAATACGGGCACGCGGGAAGAACTTCTTGAGAAACTTTACTTTATCTTTTGTTTGAAGTGGGTTCTTCTTTTTATCCTGCGTTCGACTAGGGAAAATAAAGGCATCCGCCCCTAGTTTCTTCGCAGTTGATAGGACAGCATCCACCAGTTTACCGTGACCGGTTGTTGGTGGTTGGAACCTACCGAATGTGAGGACAGCAGATTTCTCTTTCTGCCCCCGAAGTAGGGTACGTTCATGTAATGAACGATAGTTTATCATCAGTCCTTATTCCAAGGAAAGAATTTACGAACCCAATACCAGATCTTCTTGCCGCAGAGTGCGCCGACTCCGAACACGACGATACTGTAAAAAATAGTTCCTAATACGCTAGATGCTAATAGTTCCATAGATCACCTCCTTATTTGGTGGACTTTGCACGCAACTTTGGTGCTTTTGCTTTTTTTGCTTTTACAACGGGGACAACTGGTTCTGGTTTGGGTAGTGGTGTAAAACCACAACGTGTTTTAGAACTAAGTTCGTCTTTCCTTCTTAATTTTCTAGTATTAAATTTTCTTGCATTGAATAGTCTTCGCATGGTAAGATCTCCTTTTAAGTATTTATCCTTTTTCCCAGTTCTTGGCAGCGTTAAAGTTTGCCTGTGAGAAATTTAATCTATCAACGAGTTTAAATGCCCGATTTGATAGTCTATCGATTGCAACAAAACCTTCCGGGGCAGTCACATCGAATCCGCTGTCCGTCTTGAGGAAGAGTCCAATAGACTTAACCTGCTCAATCTTACGGACGAGTATCATCTTGACATCACGCAACGCTGCATGTACAGCGAACATCCGTAGTAACGCCTTGGAGTTGCTTCGGATATATGACATCATTTGTTTCTTTACTTGTAGTTTCTTTTCTTTACCTTTTTCAGACTTCATCTTGGCGATGTCTGTATCAAATTTCTTTTCGGTCCACTCCTTGAATCCTGCGTATGTGGCAGAGGGAGTTCCAAATGCTCCAGCACGAACGAGTGTGTTATAGAATGTCTTGATGTATAATTGCATCGTGGCATCAGCAAGAAAATCATCCATAACTTTCATTGTCTTTCGGTCCATCATGGCACGGATCTTCTGTAATTTCTTTTTAACTGCTTCTGTTTCTTTTGCAGTAAAAGTTGCAACTCCTGTTTCATCTTTGAGTGTTGCATCGTCGAACCATACTGCCGAGGTTTTCTTAAGATATGAAATATCAGGACCAAATGATGCCTTCATCGACTGGAGGTCGTTGCCGGTATATTTGGTATGGAAAATGATTCCCATCTTTGCTTTAACAATTGTATTTGCAAGATCGCTATCTGCGGGTACGGCGTATGTGATTGTGTTTGGAGTAAAGGTAATATAATCTACGCCATCGATCTTCTGGGAAGCGAGATCGTCACTGAACATCATATCACCCTGTAGCACATCTTTGATTCCTAGTTTTGATAAGTTTGCTAATGCAACTTTCAATTTATCAGCAAGACCGCCTGTGTGATTTTTAGCAATGTCTGCATTAGTATAGTTTATCTTTGGGGTAACATTGAAAACACTCTTAGACCCAACGAAGAACTTTCCGTTCTCGGGGTTGATGCCCGCAAAGACTGCGGGTGCGCCGTCCCACTTGACAGTGATGTTGTACTTTTTCGACCCACTACCTGCTAACATTTTTACAAGAGATTCTGCAAAGGTAATTGCTTCTCTTGCACCCTTGGATCCATTGTTGATCAACTCGTCTTCAAGGTGTTCAAGGTGGAGGTTCTTTTCTTCGGATAAGAATCTTTCAAAATCTAACATATCAATATCCTTCCATACCGGTTGGTGGTGCGGGTAAGTCTTTATATTTTATTTTTTTAGTCTCATCCGTCTTCATCGAAGCGTATAATTTATTTCCTAGTTCCACACCCGCTTCGTGGTCGCTAGGATAGTGTACACCGGCGTTTAGTCTTGACTGACCACATTCTTCCGCTAAATCTAAGAAACTGTTAGAGTGGTCTCTATAAAGTCCTGTGAGGTACAGTGCGATGAGTTTGGACTGCCCACTGTGTCCACTAGGATACGCTGGAGAGTCCGCTGTGCCGCTCTTGAGAGGAGATAGGGGAAGACCCATATCTTTCGCTACAATGCCCGGACGAGGACGATCAAAAATATACTTTTGCTTTAAAATCACGACTGTGGAATCGTTGATTATATTATCTAAAAGTTCTTTATCATATCGGAGATTGTTGTCTTTAAGATACTTTACAAATGGAGCAACGAGATCGAGATCCCATTTGTCTAGCATTTCTTTATTGTCTGTTCCTAGTTCAAGTCTATCTTGTAATTCCATGAGTTCCGCCCGCGTCTCGTCAGAGGAACTGGACGGGGGTGCAGAGATTAGACCCTGAGCGGAGTCCACGGGCAGAATCTCATGGGATTTTTGCATAATGCGATATTGCTGTGCAGTTGGTTCACCGTGGGAGGTGACTGCACTTTGTTCTTCTAATGAAATGTAAGTTTTAAAAGATTTCATACGTCACTCCAAAATACTCGTTCATCACCTGTACTATTTATTCTTTTTGCAAGTGACTTCATCGTTCTGTTCTTAAGAGCAAAGTCTGTACCCACTGAACGTGAGTTATGTACAATGATTCTCAAGTTACCATCCTTATGAACAATAGCATCGTCGTCGTCGAGATCGATGAATCCTATCTGTCCCTTTGCATATGTTCCACTCACATACTTTTCACCAGTCATAGCATACACCACCGCATCATGTAGAGCAAGATCGGCATCCCATGCCAACATCTTACCTTTCGCATCCACTAGAAATCTTAAAGAAAAAAACTTTGCCTTCTTTATATTTGCAACCAGTTCTCTTTCGGTGGGGTTTTCTAAACCACGAAAGTTTTCCCACTTCGCACCTTTGTATGGAAGAGCGGCGGATAATTTAGCAGATTTCTCTGTGATGTACTGGTTGAATGATTTCATGAAAGTGACTTTGCTAATTTATCTAAGTAAGGTCCGTTCTCCACATACAACCTGAACCTTGGTCGATACGCACTCTTCTGTCTGTCAACCGGGTCCGCATCATAGCGGAATCGGATCGAGAAAAGTTGCGTGCCATCTGCGTACAAACCTATCTTCGGATTCTGGTTCGTTTCCATCCTCCACTCCGCATTACCATTCTTGGCAGCGTTGCCCAAAAAGTCTGCGATTGCTTTAAAAGTTTTTCTATCAAATGAGACCGTTGATCGAATGACTTCGAGATCATCTTCTTTTCCTGTGTTTGCTTTCAACAGTCCTGCCATAATTTTATCTGCGTTTTTACCCTTCTGTATGTAGGAGGGTCCGAATGTTTTAACTATGCCAGTGAACAAGTCATTCACGGCGGAGAACATGACTGCTTTATCCTTCTCGATGATCGGGTCTTTTCTATCTGAGTATCTTCCGACTAGGGACTCGCTTGCTTTTTTTACATTTCTTAGTTTAGACATTCTAGTGATGTCCATCCCCACCGAGGAAAAACCATCCGCAAGGTTCTTGGCGGCATCCACACCAGCGAATTGTCCTGCCTGTTTTGTTCCAGCATACTTGACAGAGATTCCGACCTTCCTGATCTCTCTACCATTCACGAACACATCGACATCAGATTTAGTTGACATCTGACCCTCTGTTCCACCACACTTAATTACCACATCATCGGATTTACCATTTGTAATTACTTCGGTAGAAAGTTTGGTTAGAGTTCTACTTCCACTCACCGCTGCGATGGCATCTTTTACCATCTGTTGAACAACTTTATCTTTACGAAACTTAGAGTCACTTAGCGTGTTTAAAATTTCTTTGGGAAGTCCTGCACCATCAAACTCAACGACATCATTCACGCCATCTCCCTCATCCACATTCCACACGATCTTGCCTGCAAAGTAATTTTTCATTACACTTTCGACAGACTTTGCTGTTATTGTCTCTGGTGTTCCGTCATCAAATCTATCAGTAAACCTAGACACCATAGCGGCAGCGAGAACAAACTCATAAGCATGTCCTTTGTTGAATCCAGCGGATTCTAATATGCAAAGTTTTAGTTCTCTATATGATTTCATATCTTAGTGAAGTCGATATTGTTGTTAAAGGAAACCTCTGGAGTTGCGCCGAGGAACTCGATTAAGTTCTTGGCGGATTGTGTAACAAATTCTTTGATCTTTACAAGAGTCTTCTTAAGGAAGGCAAGGAACTTATTAACAATTCTTCCAAGGATACCTTCATCGAGTTTACCCTCGTTGAGTAGTTGACCAATTTCTTCATAACTCTCGGTGAGTTTATCTACAATAAGACCGATGGCAGACCAGTAACGATAACGCCCGGTCTTGACTCCACCAGACTTTTCACTGGTGGTCTTGAACCGGACGGAAACTTTCATCTTACTTGCAACTTTTCTTACATATGCCTCGTCGCCAACGGGAACCAATTTGATTGTATTGCCGTCGTCAGAGACTGAGAGGAAGTGAGAACATGAACCATCACTACCACCGAATTTAATATCACCAGTCATTGCCTCATATGCAAATTCATATGCAAAGTCTGGGTTCGATGCAAACATCTTTTTCATATCTGCCATCAGAACTTTGTGTGCTTCGTTCGCTGCTTTAACTACTTTATCTTTACCAAGTTTAATTTCATCCTTGAGATTACTCTGTGCGATACTTGAGGGAGATAAATCAAGCATTGCCTTTTCAATACGGGATGCCATGCCACCCATGTTTAGACCTAGACGGTCAACAGCACAATAGAAGGTAGCGATAGATTCGTTTTTACCACCACTCATCAACTGAGCAGCACCGCCAGTCTTCAATGACACTTTATGGTTTCCGATCTTAAAGTCTGTCTTGGGTGTCTTCGTGGATGCTGGAACCTTTCCGGGTAACCAGTATTGTGACCAGAGTTCAGTAACCTCTAATTGGTCTGCACCGAGAACCAAACCTTTTCCCTTTACTCCTGCTTTGCGGAGTTGCTTGGCGATTCGTTCCCCTGCTCCGTCTTCGATACCGAATTTCGATACGGGTTGCGGTTCTTTGTTGATTGCTGCGATAATAAATTCTTCCATCTCCTCACCACGAGATCTTGCCTCGTTTAGTTTATGGCAAAATTTTGCCTGTTCATATAGGTCGTTAAATTCTTTCATTTGGTAAGTCTCCCTTGACCCAATATGTAGGCATAAAAGAAAAGCACCACCCGTGAAGGTGGTGCTTTCCCTAGTTTGGGGGACTCTGGAATGTCGTAATTACCAGAACTTTTCGGGTGACTGTACGATTGACTTGTACCCTACTCAGACCATCCTGCACATCCCGCTAAGGATCATCCCGCAAGCATTTCTGCATCGCTAAAGACAGGTCGCTAAACCATTCAGGAGTTGCACTATTCCCAGTCAGAGAATCATTATGCGAGTCCCAGAAAGAGACGATCAATCTCTTTCTTATGTTCTATTAAATTGTCACTTCCGCTTCAACGCTTCGCGTCTCGCCTTCCGTAGTTGTCGGAACTTTTCGTTCCACGATTCTCGCTTCATGTTTTCGTACCATCGACGGTAGTCATTCTTTTCACGATAAGTCATTTGAGTCATGCCGTTCTCCTTTCTTGTTTCCCGAGTTAGTGAGATAGGCATTTGTCTGTAATGCCTTGAATGAGGTTGCCCTCATCCAAGGGTCCGTTGCTGCGTTCAGGCAGCGAGTGAGTAACTGTTGTCAGTTAATTTTTGCGACCGTGATTATTGAGTAGGTCACCTTCTCAGTCATCTCCAACAATTTGTCTTCACCGAATCGAATCCATTCGCCCCCGCCAAACACACTCTCCCGCCGTGTCATGTCTTCAATTGTCGTTTCGTTTCTTTTATTAAAAACGAGAGAGTGTGTTTGGTGGAGGCGGGGAGAATCGAACTCCCGTGTCCTTGTGAATCGCGTTGTCTTCCTCGATGACACAGTATGTATTATAGCAGGTCTTTAGTCTCTGTCAACCCCTTGGGACGCTTTCTCGTTTAATTTCTTAAGTCGATCCCAATATTCGATTTTACTCTGGTGTTCGTCGATTCTCTGCTTAATATAATTTTTCAATTCAGGACTACCCATGATCATACATTGTGTTGGGTCTGTCAAGAATACCCGCACTCTACCATCATACATTGTATGGTCTCTGACGGTATATCTGCTCACTTCAATTCTTTCTTTAACTTTGGTAGTGGTGCTTCATAATAAATGTCAAGTCCCAATGCCTTTGCAAGTGA